CAAATAGATATTAGTTGTTTATAATATATATAAGTCGCCATCAGAATCCTCTGATTACAACACTTAAAACTTAGTTAATACTACACTTAAACATAAAGGAAATACAAAATGAGTTTAGCAGACATTCGTGCCAAATTACAGGCACAAGACAATCGTAGTCAAACCACTACAACCAAATCATCAGGCGATCAAGCCTTATATCCCTTCTGGAACATTAAAACAGGTGAAACTTCTCAAGTTCGTCTTCTTCCGGATGCTGATACAACCAATTCATTCTTTTGGATTGAAAAGGCAGTTATCAATTTGACATTTCAAGGTGTAAAAGGAACTTCAGATGATAAACAATATACAGTTAAAGTTCCTTGTATGGAAATGTATGGCGAAAACTGCCCAATCTTGGCAGAAGTTCGTACATGGTACAAAGACGATTCACTTAAAGATATTGCCAATAAATATTGGAAAAAGCGTACATATCTGTTTCAAGGTTTTGTTAAGACAAACCCATTATTGAACACAGGTAATCCAAAAACAGAAGATACTCCACCTGAGAATCCAATTCGTCGTTTTGTTGTTACACCACAATTGTTTTCTGTTATTAAAGCGGCAATGATGAACCCAGAGATTGAAGAATTGCCAACTGATTATCAGCGTGGTTTGAATTTCAATATCATCAAGGGTGCTAAAGGTGAATATGCTGATTATTCAACTTCAACATTTGCTCGTAAAGAAACACCATTGACTGAAGTAGAAATGGCAGCTATTGATACATTTGGTTTGTTTAATCTTAAAGAATTCTTGCCAAAGAAACCAAGCGAAAGCGAACTTCGTATCATCAAGGATATGTTTGAAGCTTCAGTAGATGGTCGTCCATATGATGCTGATAAGTGGGCTGCATATTACAAGCCATGGGGTTTGGAAGTTGCTGCTCCAGCGAATCAATCAACTGAATCAACTGACTCAGTTAGTGATGAACCATTTGCTAATGCAACGTCAGTAGCTACCACTAATTCAACTACTCCATGGGACGATGAACCAGCCTCAACAACTGAAGAGATTAAAGTTCCTGTCACAACTCCGGCCAAATCTAATGCCAATGATATTTTAGCATTGATTCGTAGTCGTCAGAACAAGCCTGCCTAATTAATTAGGTCACGTACCCAGAGAAATCTGGGTACTACTTATCTGGAGAACAATCATGACTTTACCTGATGAGCGATTTCGCGCTTTAAAGTACAGTAAAAAATTATTAGAAGAATTATGCGATCCTGGAAAAACTCCTAGAGTTCCTGGTATCGTTAGAGAACGAGCACGTGGTGTACTAAGACATTATCCAACCGATTATGATCTTGAACGAATGGCTAATTCTTGTCCGGAACTACTTGACACAGAAAGCTTTTCACCGTATACTAATGGTAAGCAATTATATAAAGGAACATAATGAAAAAACCCTTTGATCTATCAAAGTTTAGAAAGGACATTACAAAGTCTATTGAAGGCATGAGTATTGGATTTCATGATCCAACGGATTGGATCAGTACTGGTAATTATGCATTAAACTATTTGATTAGTGGTGACTTTAACAAGGGTATTCCTCTTGGAAAAGTTACTGTATTTGCTGGTGAAAGTGGTGCCGGTAAATCATATATCTGTAGTGGAAATGTTATTAAAAATGCTCAAGCTCAAGGAATCTATGTTGTATTAATTGATAGTGAAAATGCACTTGACGAAAGTTGGTTATTGGCATTAGGTGTTGATACTAGTGAAGAAAAACTATTGAAATTAAACATGGCTATGGTTGATGATGTGGCTAAAACAATTGCTGTATTCATGAAAGATTACAAAGCATTGGATCCAGAAGATCGTCCAAAAGTATTATTTGTAGTTGACTCATTGGGTATGTTAATGACACCAGTTCAAGTTAATCAGTTTCAAGGTGGTGAAATGAAGGGAGATATGGGTCACAAACCTAAAGCTCTTAAATCATTGGTTACCAACTGTGTTAACATGTTTGGTAGTTTGAACGTGGGTATGGTTTGTACCAATCACAGTTATGAATCACAAGATCCATACAGTCCAGATCCAAAGATTAGTGGTGGTAGTGGTTTCGTATATGCCAGTTCAATTGTAGTGGCAATGAAAAAACTCAAACTAAAAGAAGATGAGGCTGGTAATAAAGTTACTGATGTTCTTGGTATTCGTGCTGGATGTAAGATCATGAAAACTCGTTATGCCAAACCATTTGAAGATATTCAAATTCAGATTCCTTATGAAACTGGTATGAATCCATATAGTGGTTTCTTTGATCTGATTGAAAAACGTAGTATGGTTAAGAAAGAAGGTAATCGTTATACTTATACTGATCTTAATGGCGAAGTTCACAAATACTTTCGTAAAGAATGGTCAAAGAATGAAAATGGAATCATGGATTTAGTAATGTCTGAATTTGGTAAACAAGATCAGGTTATAAATACAGTGATTGAGGAGGAGATTGAAGAATGAGTTTAACATTAGTAGCTGAAATGTGGTTGGCAGTTAAAGAAAGTATCATTAGTAGTGATCGTTCGGTTGTGGCAGATAATGTCATTTCCATGTTGATTGATCATGATATTGGCCCAGATGAAATTCGTAAAGCGTTTCGTGGTGAGGGTGATATCATTGATGCTTTGAAATATTATATGGATTCTGAAGATTGGTCTGATAGTGAAGAAGATGAATTGAATGAAGATCAATCCGATTTCTATGACAATGAATCTGATGAAGATGATGAAGACTGGTGAGCATGAATTGGTATACTAAGATTACTCAAAACTTAGCAAACTTGCCTGATTTTATCTCTCATTATGAATCTGAATTAAATCAGGCAAAATTTGATACTCATATCAAGGGTAGTATAGAAAAGAGTATAGCATATTTACCAGGAATTACAGAACAACGATTCAATCAACTTCAAGAAATTGAAGCAGTTCTTAATTATTTAAACATTCAACTTAGAAAATTACGTAGTCAGACATTTAAAAAATTTCTAGAGGCTTACAATAGAGCATTAACTAGTCGTGATGCTGAGCGTTATGTAGATGGAGAATCAGACATTATTGACATGGAAACATTATGTAATGAAGTTGCTCTACTACGTAACAAATGGCTTGGTATTATGAAAGCATTAGAAAGTAAAAACTTTATGATGGGCCATCTGGTTAGATTAAAAACTGCTGGAATGGAAGATTTCTCAATTTAAGGATCAACAATGTTCCCGTATATCGGTGGCAAGAAACAACATAGTAAATGGATTGATCCATTATTTCCTGATGATTTTTCTACTTATGTAGAAGTATTTGGCGGAGCCATGTGGATGTATTGGCAAAGTGATAAAACACCTGTGCATGTAAATGTATATAATGACTTTAATAGACATTTGGTTAATGTCTTTACTTGTTCACATACTGATCCAGATCATTATTATACTGTATTGAAATCATATTATAAAGATGTGGGTGATGCCAAAATGTTCACTCAATATCGTGATGAAGTATTTTCTGTGTATAATACTAAATTCACTATTCCTGATTATCACATGGCAGCCAAGTATATGTTACTTCAAACTCAGATTTTCAGTGGCGGTATGGGTATTCATGAACGTAGTAATATTTACAATGCGCCAGACTATAAACCCAAATACTATACATATGTAGAAAAGTTTAGACAACGAAAATATCTAGACAAACTAAGAGTATTACAAACTGAAAACATGGATTGTCGTGATGTTATCAGAAAATATGATAGTCTAGATGCTTTCTTTTATGTTGATCCACCGTACTTTAATTTAGAAGATTACTATACCAAGAACAGTTTTGGTCGTGATGATCATATTGAATTATTGACTCAAATGAGTACTATGAAGGGTAAGTTTGCGTTAAGTTATTACTATTTCAAAGAACTTGAAGAGATCATGCCAAGAGACAAATTCTACTGGCATGAACAAGTTACGTATAGTAACAATGGATTAACTAAAGTTGATGGTGCTGTAAGAAAAGATGGTAAACAGGCTAAAGGTGTCAGAACAAAACGAGTAGAAGTATTGATATTAAACTATACACCTGATCCGGATAATATCAAATTTGCAGAAACTGATTTGTTTGTATTTGAATAAATACTGTACTATGAAAATTACCGAAATTCTCTATCTTGTTGAAGGTTACAAAGAAGCTCAAACTGAATTTTCTGCTGATTCAGATTCAGCGTCAGTTCAAAAAACTATCAATGATTTTAAGCAATTAGTCAGTAGAAATCAAATAAAAGATATTAATCAGAAAAATATTGATTGGTGGAGACAACAAGGATGGGATCAATTTAGTTCATTCGTACAAAAGGCTATCGTTGTACCTAGTAAGACTCAAGTAACAAGAAAGAAGATACCCGGAAAAAGTATTACTCTGATGGAGAATGATGATTGGTTAATAGTAATCCCACTAAACAAAGATGCATCATGTTTTCATGGAAAAAATAGCGATTGGTGTACTACAAAGATAAATCAATCAAATTTTGAACAGTATTTCTATGACAAGGAAGTGACATTAATATATTGTCTCAATAAAAAAACCGCTGGTATGTGGGCAATTGCTGTACATAAAAATACTAAATCTTTTGAATTATTTAATCAACAGGATAAAAAATTGTCTCCTCAAAAATTCAAAGAACAAACAGGTTTAGATGCAGATGAACTGAGAACTATGGCATTAGGATCAACACATCAACCTAATATACAATCATCTAGAAATGAATGGCGTGCTTCGATAGAATTGACAAAAAATCTATTGAGTAATCTACCAGAAGGACATAGATCAACAGAAATAGAAAATCAATTGATGTATAATAAGTATGGATATCTATGTTCTGAGTATCTAAAAAAAATAGGAATTAATAATGCATCACTGATTCCGTCTGTTATACAACTTTCAGGTATTAATGACGATGGTCTCGTCATTCAGTACATAAAAAATCCTAGTGATCAATTTCAAATGGCGGCGGTTAATCAAGCTGGTCTTGCTATTCGGTACATCAAAAATCCTAACGAACAAGTACAACTAGCAGCAGTTAATAATAATTATCGGGCAATTAAATTCATAGATAATCCTAGCGAACAAGTACAACTAATTGTTGTCAAAAAGAATGGAGAGTACATTAAGAATATTATTGACTCAGGAATTTATCCTAGTGAACAAGTACAAATAGCAGCCGTTAAGCGTGATGGTCTTGTTATTAAGTACATCAAAAATCCTAGTGAAAAAGTGCAACTGGCGGCAGTCAGACGAACAGGCCACTCAATTAGTTATATCAAAAATCCTAGTGAAAAAGTACAAATGATGGCAGTGATCAATAGCGGTACAGCAATTAAATATATAAAAAATCCTAGTGATCAATTACAAATGGAGGCGGTTAATCAAGATGGTCTTGCTATTCAGTACATCAAAAATCCTAGCGAACAAGTACAACTAGCAGCGGTCAAAAATTCCGGTTACTCAATTCGTTATATCAATGATCCTAGTGAAAGAGTTCAAATTGAAGCCGTGTCAGACAATGGTAGTGCTATTCAGTACATCAAAAATCCCAGTGAGCGAGTACAACTATATTCCATTAAAAATAATCCACGATCAATTATATTCATAGATAATCCTAGCGAACGAGCACAAATTCGGGCAATTATGAGAGATCCTTATGTTATTTCACATTTGAAAAATCCCAGCGAAAAAGTTAAACAATTTGTCGCTAAAAAGAATAAAGATAATATTTAAATTTGAATAAATACTATACTATGAAATCATCTGAAATATTACGTGAATCCATACTAGACGAATACAGCGATACCGATCCAGCTATCGTTGATCATCTTATAGACAAGGGCTATAAGCAGATTGGTCAGGGTGTTGATCAAACCGCATTTCTAGAACCGGGAACTGGATTGGTACTCAAGATATTTGGAACACAGAACAATGTGGCACGTGCGCCTAATGATGAAAATCCTAAGCCTACATTCTCTAAGGATCAGATGATGTTCTTTCGTTGGGCCAAGTACTGCAACAATCATCGAAGTAATCCATTTCTACCTAAGTTTTCGGGTTTTGAAAGCTTCTACTGGAATGAGCATGTTTATATTCAGATGCGTCAAGAACATCTGAAGAGTCTTGGTGGCATGGGCAGACTATGCAAAGAGATGGCAGATGATGCAATTGCTGAATCCAGCTTTGAGGAAATGATGGAAAGATTGTCTGCTCCAGTGTGGGGACATAAGGATGCATTGAACAAACTTTTGAACATACTGGGCTCTAAGGGAGTTCACGTATTTTACAAGACCATTGTCAGACTTAATGACATTGCAAATCAAATGGGATATGAACTAGATTTACATGGGTACAACTTTATGGCACGAGCAGACGGAATCCCAGTGATCATTGACCCTTGGGTAGTTTATTAAAGTCTACCATCCGCCACTTCAATTTATGAGTCATTTGATGATCTTGCGCATCCATCCTCACCACTGATCATCATATGTCAACTACTTTAGATAAATACTATACTATGAAAATATTCGAAGTCACAACATCACAACAAATAACTGAGGGCGGTGATAGTACTGCCAAGAGATTCTTCAGCGAATTGGGCGCATTAGCCGCTTGGGCTGGAACTGGAGAATCCCCATCATTTGATCCTCAAAATCCAGAACAATGGTTAGATGCAAGTAAATTAGAAAATCCAGAAAAAGTTTTTGATGACATTCGACGTTTTTTAACACCTGCTATTGAATTAGATAATGCACTTGGATCAAAAGGTAAAAATACATTTGGTCTTAAAGGATATTATGATGCAAGTAAACACTCAAAAGATTTAATTCTTAAAGATATGGCTGATAGAGGAATTGAACCACCAACTAAGTTTGGTTGGGTTGGAGGTGAAAATATCAGTAGTGTTGGAGCCACTCCAAGTGATGTAGAATTTATTGATAATGAAATTGCTGGTGTAAGTATTAAAGATGATGGTGGAGTAGGTGTAGCTAATCTTGGAGCAGGTGAATTAGAATTTGATGGTAAAGGTGATTTATTTATTATCTTGGCTCGTGAACAAATTCTGGAATTAAAACGAACTGTAATGACAGATTTACTTGATGTAGTTCAACAACAGGGTCATTATGAAGCTGAAGGAAAACCATATTATAATATGAGTTGGCATCCTGATCATAATGTAATTCAAATTATTGCCAAGGGTAAAAAAGATATAGCTGGCACTCCAGATCAATTATTAAGTACTGGATTTTTAGAAAAAAGTAATGAATATCAACGATGTTTAGGTGATTATTTTCTTAAAAATTCTAAAAAATATTCAGAATTAAGTAATGCAGTTTTAACAGAAACCTCAGTTAAAATTCGTGATGCTATTGAAACTAAAATTATTTCTAATGCCGCCAAATTGGCTAAATTAGGTGGATTTGGAAGCAGTCCATACTATTATCAATTAGCCAAACCATTCAAGGTTGCATATGTTCCTGATTTTAATACCGCAAATGATATTGAAATTGTTGATATTACTTCTCCTACTAGATTTAGTAGCGGATTAAAATACAAAATGGCATTGCGTCGTAGAGGTATTGAAGGATTTGCCACAGTTGAAGTGCATATCAGATATGCTCAAGGTGTATTTGGAAGTAGCCCAACATTTCGTGTACAAAGTTTAAAAGGTCATCAATATCTATATTGGGAACTTTTAACTTCATCCAAATAATATTGACATCATGTACAATATATAGTATACTATTATTTAATTAAGTATACTTAGGAGATATCTTTGTTCCCATATATCGGCGGTAAAGCCAATCATGTTAAATGGTTAGATCCATTATTTCCAGTTTCTGGAATGACTACATTCGTAGAAGTATTTGGTGGGGCTGGATGGGTTGGTATTCGTAGTAAAAGAATCTTACAATGTTCAACTAGAGTATATAACGATTTTAATATCTTTATTGCCAATATTCATGAATGTTTTAGATCCAAACATATACAATTATTACAAGAATTAGAAAGTTATCCCAAAAGCGATCCAATATTATATAAACAATTTCAACAAGATGTTTTTGGAAACTCATCAACTGTAATTCTTGGTGATGTTGTATTGGCTGCAAAATATCTTTATCTTCAAACTCAAATCTTTAGTGGTACAACACTTGGATTAAGCACTCATAGTTATTTCTGTGATACTGCCAGTAATGGAAAGTATGGTAGCAAATATGATACTATCAAAGATAAGTTAAAAAACAAAACTTATACTGATAGATTAACTGGTGTTACACAAGTAGAAAACATGGATTGTATTGACTTGATTAAAAAATATGATAGTCCAACTACATTCTTTTATGTTGATCCACCATATTTTAAGAAAGAATATTTATATACAGCAGAATTCCCAGATACAAAACATTTAGAATTGGCTGATACACTTAAAAATGCTCAAGGTAAATGGTGTTTAAGTTATTATGATTTTCCAGAATTAGAACAATGGTATCCCAAAGATCAATATCATTGGCATAGTCAAGATGTATTTCGTTGGTCTAGTACTCGTGGTCATAAACAAGAAAATTATAAGAAAAATAGTCGTGGTACAGAAATCGCTGTATTGAATTATATCCCACAACCAGATATCATCATTCCCAAAGTCAAAAAAGTAGTAAATTCCACATATAATACGCTTTTTACTGAGTAAATCTTAGTGTTGTTTTTATGCAACACTGAGATATTCTCAATATTCCAAATTTGACAACAAATCTCTTTTCGTCTATACTGTAGTTATAGTAGTTAAACAGTAAAAGAAGGAAAAGAAAATGAGATTACATCCGATGATCAGAAAGATATCCCCAGAAGGGAAACTTTTAAAACTAGCACCATTGGACATTGTTCGTACTCGACACGGCACCTTGTGTGTGGTCAGTAATGTCAGTGACAGAGGTGAGGTGAGTCTAGTGTTGCCCAAGGATTCTACTCAGAAAGTTGCATGGTACAAGCCTGATGAATTGGATTTTGTTGGTTTTGTACACTAAATCAGAAAGAGTTGTCAATAAAAACAACACTTTTATTGACAACAAATATATAAAATAGTATACTGTAGTTATAGTAGTTAAACAGTAGAAAAAGGAAAGATCATGAGAATCAGCACAGAACTTAGAACTCTTGTAAAAACCCGTCATCGTGTATTGTATACAACTTTTGGTGGAAAAGAAAAGGGTTTAACTTACTTGGTAGTCGGTCCCGCTACTGATGGCACTTGGATGTTCAAAGTATTGAGTGATCCCTCGTGGACTGAAGTAGATACAAAAGGTCAGTGTCACAACCACTTTTACGATGGTCGTACTCGTACTGTAGATACACTTGAACTTAAGGCATACGAGTTACATAAAGTAGAATTGGCACAAGGACATTTATTCTAGTAGTTAAACAGTAGAATAAGGAAATATCATGAAAACCACTAAAATCTACAATATCTCCGATAAAGAAGCAACCAAAGACATGGCTGTGATTAAAAAGACGTTCAAGTACAGTAAACTGGGTATCACCCCAGAGATGGCAAAGGCAGTGAACGCTCATGTGAAAAAATACGGAATCGCACAAATCTGGAACTACTTCGGTGATGCAGATGGTCGTGATCCCGATTGGTGGGATTGGAAAACTTGTCGAGTCAGAAAGTTGAAGTTAAAAGTAGAGTGGGTCCCAGTACGTTAATTGAAAAAGGAAAAATCATGTTCAAAACTAAAACAAATTTTGATATTGCAATGAGCGCAACACTAAGTGCCACAGTATTAGAAGAAATGGTACGTAAGATGGTAGAAGAACAAACTGGCAAAACGGTTGAAAAAGTTGAGTTTAATATTGGCAGAAAATCAGTTGGATTTGATGGTCGTGAGAGCGTTATGGAAAATGTTATAGAAAGTTGTACAGTGACATTTTTATCAGAATTAGCTCATCTGGAACGAATTGGTCTATACTCACCCGGAACTAAGTAATTATGAACCCTATAGATCAACCCTCTAGACCACAAGTGCAAGTCAATCGTATGACTATGCAAGTGGCTAAACTTAAGCAACAACGTGACAAATACAAGGAAGAAAACAAAGCTCTTAAAATCACGCTGAAAGCTATGAAAAGCAAAAGTAAGAAAGTGTTGTAAAAATACAACACTATTTGTTGACAACAAATCCATTTTACTGTAAAATACTTGTATTGAAACTGATAAATGAGAGCGAAAATGTTTAATAACATTGAAAAACATGCAAAAGAGATTTATGTAACAAATGGCGTTGTACGTTGGAAATCAAGTAAACGAGTTCCATTTAATGATATGTTAGAACAACTTTATAAAAACGGCAATATTCTTAAAAAAGAAGTTGCTAAAAGTAATTTAGTTCGTGAAAAAGAACAATCTACATTTTTAGAATCTTATTGTAAAAATTACAAAGGTCCCAGTGATGAAGAGCGTTTTGAAGCTCGTGCCGCTTTTGGCTCTGGGGTAGAGTTGGTTAACGTAATTACTGGTGATAAATGGACTACTTAATTAATGTAAAAGTGTTGTAAAAATACAACACTTTTTATTGACAACAAATCCGTTTTCGTGTAAAATATACACATACACTAGAGAAAAGGAAGTAAATATGTTACGAAACACCCCAGCGTTTTTCCCAGTAGAAGAAAAACAGTATACTGTAGAAGTTTATAAACGCGATGGTCGTCGCAAATCTGGCGAAAGTCTGATTAAAAAATACGATCTGTCTGTTGTAGCGCCACTGAAATCGGCTGAGGCTCACGTAGGGGCAATTCAAATCGCTACTTATCCCGTTAGTAAAGGTTATCGTGTTGAATTACACGAAACTTATGTCACTCGTAAAAATATTCTGAGTGGCGAAGAATTTCAAGAACGCTATGATACGCCTTCTTTTTGTTCACCCAGTTCTGAATCATATTGGAGTATGTAATATGGCACGACAAAAATCAGTTATGTATCCCGCGGATTTGATGTTTGCCGCATCAGCCGCCGCTGATCGTGTTAATCAGGGTGAATACGTTAAAGTTGATTTAAATCAGTATGAAATTGCTGATGCCGATAATATTCCTGTTCAACAACATAAACTGCCAAATAAACAATTGATGATTGAATTTTTGGCAGAACCACATAAAATCACTGATTCTGATCGTGAGCTTGGTAAAGATATTCGTACTCATTTCAAGGCACTTACTTTTGAAATTCTCAAAGGTAAAATTCTTAATGATTTTCAAATGAAGTCAATGAATTTGGCCAGCGGAGAAGAAATTTCAGAACGTGAAATGGCAACAATAGCATGTATGCCATTGACCTTTTCCAAGGCACAAAAACGTCGCGATGTAGATAGTCGTTTACGTGAATGTTTAAATGAATATGTGGGAGATATTGGTACTAAAGTTACACTTAGTGTAGAGATTGTCAAAGCCTCATATTCTCAGAAACATAGTTGTTATTTTATCTCTGGAATTACTAAAGAGAATCTTAGTGTATTTTTCGCCACAAGTAATTGGGGGCCACTTTTGGCTGTTGGAAATACAGTTAAATTAACTGGGAAAGTCAAGTCCCATCGTGATGGATTTGTGTCGCAATTAAACTACACTAAATTCCAATAAATTTGACAATAAATCACGTTTGCGTTATACTGATATCTGTTCAATGATTCTGAGGCATTAATAAATGGCTACTTCAATTCGTGTTACCAGCGGTACTTATAAAGACTTCAAATTTGAAAACACTGTTTTCACTTTGGCACGTCCGCTTACGTCAAATAAAGATGGGCGTATTCAAGTGAAAAATTCAGGTCAACTTCCAACTAAATCAAAGTTGTGTTATATTGATGTACCCAATCCAAGCGCCATTGAAGTGTTGGAAACTGGGCGTAAATCTGTTCCAACACAAGTGTCAAGTTTTATTCCCGCCGTACAAGAACCAGAAGTTCCAACGGAATCTGATGAAGATGCCATGAATCGCATTGCCACTCGCTTTTCTATTCTGAATAAAATGTCAAGTGCCTGTATTGGCGGTGACATTCGTGCCTTGATCGTGTCGGGCCCACCGGGAGTTGGCAAATCATTTGGCGTTGAACAACAATTGTCAAAATATCATCTTGTTGATGTTTTGTCTAACAAAAAAGTCCGTTACGAAATTGTCAAAGGTGCCATGTCAGCCTTGGGTTTATATGCCACTCTGTACAAATTTAGTGATCCTAAAAACGTCTTAGTGTTTGATGATTGTGATATTTTTCATGATGAAGATGCTCTTAACATTCTGAAAGCCGCATTAGATAGTGGCAAACGTCGCAAGATTTTCTGGAATACTGACTCACGTAAACTTCGTGAAGAAGGAATTCCCCCAAGTTTTGATTTCAAGGGCAGTATCATTTTCATCACTAACTTGAATTTCAGTACCGCTCGTGGTAAAATTGCCGCTCACGTTGAGGCACTTCAATCACGTTGTCACTATCTGGATTTGACCATTAACACTGTACGTGATCGTATGTTACGTATTCGTCAGGTTCATCGTGATGCTGATGGTGGTTTGTTCAATGAATATGATTTTGAATCTAATGAGGGTGATCAAGTTTTGGATTTCATGTGGGAAAATCGTAGTGTTCTTCGTGAAGTATCTCTTCGTATGGCACTTAAAATTGCCGATCTGATGAAAGTGGATTCAACCGATTGGAAAAATCTCGCTATGAATACTTGTACTACTAATAGCTAGTTTTATCAAGCGTCAAAAAAGCCCCTTAATTGGGGCTTTTGTTTGCCTAATCACTTGACATTGTACCATAAGATAAGTATAATACTTATTATGAGACAGTGTAAATTAATTATTAAAGATGAAGTCAATGCAAAAATTGAAGATTTAGATGTTGTTGATCGTAGAGCGTTGGTCAAAATGTTTGAGTATGAAATTCCTGGCGCACGATATCAACCAAGTGTCCGATTGGGTCGTTGGAATGGGAAAGTATCCTATTTTCAATTAGGAGGATCCACCTACATTAATCTATTACCCGATATACTAGAATATCTAGATCAACGAAACTATGATGTTGAACTAATAGATACTAGAGATTATAATACCACATTCTCATTTGATTTAGTAGATGAACATACATTTGACGGTAAAGTTTGGCCTAAAGGTCATGAACGTGAAGGTCAACCTGTAATTCTACGTGACTATCAAATATCTATTGTCAATAACTTTTTGGCTAATCCACAATCATTACAAGAGATTGCCACTGGTGCTGGTAAAACTCTTATGACTGCCGCACTGTCATATAGAGTAGAACCATATGGTAGATCAATTGTCATTGTACCAAACAAAGATTTAGTTACACAAACAGAGGCAGATTATATCAATTTGGGTCTGAATGTTGGGGTATATTTTGGTGATCGTAAAGAGTTTGGTCGTAAACATACAATCTGTACATGGCAAAGTTTAAACAATCTATTAAAAAATACCAAAGACGGTACGGCAGATATAACTATTCAAGAATTTATTGAAGATGTAGTATTGGTTATGGTAGATGAAGTACATATGGCTAAGGCAGATGCTCTTAAGACATTACTTACTGGTGTATTCTCTCAGATACCAATTCGTTGGGGATTAACTGGTACAATTCCTAAAGACAAATATGCCTATGCTGCGCTAATGGTTAGTATTGGTTCAGTAATTAATAAACTATCAGCGTCAGAGTTACAAGAAAAGAATGTATTATCTAAGTGTCATGTTAACATTGTACAACTTCAAGATGAATTAGAATTTGGTGATTATCAGGCTGAACTTAAACATTTACTTGAAGATAGAAATAGACTTGATGCTCTTAGTCAGATTATAGAAAAGATTATTGAAACTGGTAATACATTAATCTTGGTTGATCGTGTGGCTGCTGGACATGAATTGTCTACAAGAATACCTAATAGTGTATTTCTCAGTGGTAAAGATAAAACTAAAGTTAGAAAAGTTGAGTATGATGAAGTAGCAACCAGTGATGATAAAGTAATTATTGCCACATATGGTATTGCTGCAGTTGGTCTTAATATACCAAGAATTTTTAATTTGGTTATGGTTGAATCTGGAAAAAGTTTCACAAGAGTTATTCAGAGTATTGGTCGTGGTATCAGAAAAGCGGAAGATAAAGATTTCGTTCAAATTTGGGATCTAACCAGTAGTTGTAGATTTGCTAAACGTCATTTAACTAAACGAAAAGAGTTTTATCGTGAAGCAAACTATCCATTTACTATTGAGAAATTCAAATATAGGTGATATAATAGTACTATGAAAATTTTAACATTAGACAATTGCTCTTACAATCTGGAAAATCTACCAGAAGAAATAGATGATCTTAGATTTGCCATATTAGATAATAGTAATCCACAAAATGTAGATTATCATTATATTCCTCTAATATTTTTAGAGAGTTTTAATAGTCCGGCATTAGTATTACGTATTGGAGATTGTACAATTAAGATGCCGTTAGATTGGCAAATTCTTATTGGTGAATCTGAAATGGGTGATTTAGAAACTTTACCATTAACAAGTATCAATGATCGTGGATTTAGATCATTTGAATTTAATCCATTAAGTGGATTTAGACCCAGTTTTCTTGACATTGAAATCTTAGATGTGTATCATGATGTAACATGGTATGCACCTAGATTAAAGAATGGACAATTCTTATGTGTACCAATTGAAGAAGATCAAAAACCACGATGTATATATTTTGTAAAAGAAATCAGTCGTAATTGTGAAATCGTGGACTACTCACAGGCATTTTAATGGCAACTAAAAAACCAGCAGTTTCAGTAGATGAGAAATTCACCAATCAAGATTTTGATTTATTCAAAGCACTATCTGCTATTGATTCAAAGAATTATAACTGGTATAAAACTCTTACTGATGATCAGAAAAAGAAATTTGTACCATATATGATGACTCATTGGGTTAGTTCTGTAACAAAAAATGGGCCAGTGGCATCATATTATTTGGGTAGTACAAACGAATATGTCAATAAATATTTGTTTGATGAACATGTTAAAGATCATCCTGAATTACAATGGTTAATGTTATGTTCTGCTAGTCCAGGAATTGGTAATCAAAAACATGCTTGGATTCCACATATGAAACCAAAAGTTATTGAATTGAAAGATAAAGCAGTCAAAAAAGATGTCAAAGAATACTTTTCTAAAATATATTCTGGATTAAAATCAGATGTATTAGAAGAAGTCAGTGTTCAATATACCAACACACAACGTCATTTATTCAAATTAGCAGAAATGTTTCCTAATATGAAACGAGCAGATTTGAACTTAATGGGCGAACTAATATCAGAAGAAGATATCAAAGACTATGAAAGAGAAAGTGGAAACTGAACAGTCAGAAGA